ACATATTATAAATAAGGTGTAGACTTTATTCCGTCTTACATACAAAGAGGAAAGAAAATGACGATTGATAAAACATGGAAAGAATACGAGCAAAAAGCGTTTATACGCACTGCGGAAAATGATGATAGTCGGTGGCGTATCCACTACCGCCGCGCGCATAACACCAACAAATTGCAAGTTTGCTTAACCCAGACTAACAAGGACGGTTCCGAGAAAGAACACCTAATGACATGGGACGGAGAGAATCTGATAGGAGGGAATAGCAAGCAGCTAAAAGCTAATTGGCCTGATATCTATGATTGGGCCAAAAGAGGGGGAAAGCTGCCCCCTCCTAAAGATGTACCCGCCACAATCGGAGATGTACGTAAATACAGCGCGTCTCCCAATTTGGAGAAGTGGCACCCCGGAATAGAGGTGGGGGTATTCGATAACGCGACTTGGTATCTAGCGGAGAAGATCGACAACCGCCCGCGCGCGATCTGGCATAACTACATCCTATATGCAACCGCCCCCGTCCCCCACAAGGCGACCTATTACCTATCCTGGAATGGGGAAAGATTAGCCAAGAATGAACACAGCGGGGTACTTGAAGAATACCGCCCCGCACTTTTTGAAGTAGTTACGAACTTATTGAAGGAGGCTCACTGATGGAACTAAGAGAAGAATTACCTGAAAGAAAATACTTTCCCTGCTTGGATGAGATAGATAAAACCTTTACGCGAATAGGTGAGGTGTACCCCTACGATGGGGTTACGTGGAACATCTATTACCGACGTAGAGTAAGAACCCCAGGTGTTGAAGTCAGAGTCATGCCGCTGAAAGGTGAGTCCGTAGAGCATAAAGCTAACTACATCATGACGTGGGACGGTAAACAACTAATCGGTAGAGATGCCGACCTTTTGAGTACCCACCGAGAAGGCATTTACCATTGGGTCATTAGCGCCATGCCCGCAGGGCTTGAGAAATTACCCCCACGGGCTAAAGAGTACGAAGCAACCGTAGGAAAGCATGAATGGGTAACGATTTGCAGCTTGGGGGAAAACGACGGGGCCGAATGGGTACTCGCTGAGCATAACGTACTTTACCGGCTAGGTTATCGCGTTAAGCTCGTGTTATACGCCAAAGGAAAGGCCCCGCACAAAGCATTATACCATCTTGCGTTTAACCGTCTCGATAAAGAGTTTTATACGACAAAAGACCTTACCCTGCTCAAGAAATACCGCCCGATATTGTATGAAGCCGCATTGTTAAAACTTACAAGTCTTAAGTTCACGAAGAAAGGAACCGCAAAATGAAATACACCTACGCAAACCTCACCCCGTCTGAATACTGCCGGTTAAACGATATCGACGACCCCAACATCGTATCTTGGGCCGATGATAGCGAAGCGCTAGAAGATATCCTTGACACAGTCGAAACCGCAATCGACGAGGCCCGCGCCCAATATCCCGCTGAGGACTGTCTATCCGACATTATCGAACAGGTGAAAAGTCTAAACGTAAGAGGGGATAACCAGCGGATAAAAGAAACCGTGTTATCCATGCTGGAGAACACGCAGACCGCGCTGGCGCAATCGGCGGAACAGGGAATTAGTGAGCTGGATAAATTAATGGGGGTTTTGAATCATGGCTAATTGGATTAAGTTTGATGGGAGTGAAGAACATAAAAGAATTATTAGGCTTAATGAAGTGATATTTAAGCTCAAAGACGGGGGCGAAAACAAATACGCCCCCCTAAGTAATGTTGACTCCTTCCTAATCTGCGAACCGCACCCTCACCGCGATATGATTATCGAGTGGGCGAATACAGGCAGACCGGTGTATGTGAAGTATAAAGGGCATAAGGAATTTGTGATTGATGACACCCCTGTTTGGTATCTAAACTGCGAATACTCCTTTGATCCGCCAAAAGAAAAGATCAAATATCGAGTGGCGTTGATGAAAGCCTGCCGGGTAGAAGCCTATAGTGAAGAGGCCGCGAGCATGGTGTTGCATTCGGATGACTTCATTAAATGGCTTACTGACTGGCAGGAGGTAAAAATCGATGAATAAACTAAAAAACGCCATAGCGACGGGGGCAACCGTCGCTATGGGCGCGTTAGTCATATTTGCTACGTGGTACCTCGGATCTACGACACTATTTAATATTCTATCAGTAATGGGGGATTAGGGGAAATGGAACCAGCAGTACAAACGAAGGGTAAAAGCGTCCATGAAACGCTATTAGAAGTCATCGCCCGCCAGGATATGATCATACGCATGCTAAACGCGGGCTTGACGAGAGAAGCCACCGAACAGCTAATCAAACTTAACGAACAGATAAGGGGCTTTAAGTAAACCTAAAACCTACCGGCCTAAACCGGTAGGGTACTACAGGAAGCCTATTTTTAACCCTGGCCCATTCTTACGGTTCCGTCGACCTCTTCGATAATCCTGCCCTTATCAACAAGCCTTTTATACGCGCGTTGCAAGTCGGATAGTTTATGCCCGGTTCTATCCACCGCGCGGTCGATCAACTGTTCTTTCGTGGGCCATTCGTCCGTCTCTTCATAGTAATTCTGTAACTCACTGTAGACCTGCCCCTCGCGGTTCTCGATCCGGTCGCCTGGCTTATCCATGAGCGGCATAAGGCTGTCATAACGCAGAACGCAACTCGTTATCGGTTCCAGGTCGTCATCAACATCCAATACGACTTCTTTCAACGCGAACGCATATTCGCGCCCACTCTCACCGTCTTTCTGCTTGGTGACGCGCATCGCATGCCGCTGTTCGACTTTCTGCACTTCGATTTCAAAGTCAACCGCGCCCCGTAGTCCTGACCACCCCCTCGCGCCCCGCGCGGTGTCTTTGCCCGAATGATGTATGAGTATGACGGTTGTGTTGAGTAATTCCATGATCATTTCACAGTTCGCAATGACCTTGCCCACATCATAACCGCTGTTTTCATCGCCCACCATGCACTTCGCATACGTGTCCACGACCACGGTCGCAATCGGTTCTCCTAGTGACTGAATGGAGGCGACTAAGTCTCTAACCTCGGCAGCTTTCATCAAATCGAGCTTGCCATCGATCACGCTTATCGGTAACTCTAAGGGGGTCGTGAGGTTATATTCGCGCATGTAGGCTTTACCGCGATTGCCGAATGAATACGCGCCTTCCGCGCAGATATAAACACTGCGGCCCTGTTTGGTTTTCAGTCCGTTCCAGTCTACCCCCCGCGCGATAGCCCCGATCATATCAAGTACGGCAAAAGACTTACCCGCGCTGCTTTGACCGTAGATCAGCCCGACCGCCTTTTTGGGGATCAGGTTTTTAATTCGCCATTCGGGCGCACCGCCTGAGGTTGCTAAGTCCACGATCTCAACTAGTTTGAATTTGTCAGGATTCGCGGCAGGCGTCGTAACCGGTGGTGCGGTGAAGGTTTCCCCGCTAATGTCCTGGAAATCATCCAGAGCGCCCAAGCCGAGCGCTTCGGCAAATACCGGGGTATCCCGGTCGGCGCAATGCGCATGTTTGCAACAGATGGACGCATGGGCATACCCGCCGGTATGCGCGGGCCAGTAGACCGTAGAAGATTCCGGCCCCGCCGTGGTATGTTCATGAGAGAAAGGGCAAACGATATTAACTGACCCATTGCGCCCCTCGCTAATGACCATATTCTTTTCATATAGCTTTCTGAGCATGGGTTCCTGCGCGTCGCGGGGCTTGGCCCTGCGCTCTTTCTCGCGTATTTCTGGCTCAATGCCGAATTCATTCTGTAAACCTTGCCATAGTTGTTCGAATGTAGCTGCGTCCAAATGCGGGATGTCGTCGGTCAGTCCTGCCCACTGATAACGACTTCCTGAGGGGTGAGTTCCCGCCGCGATAAATTGCTGGCGGTTCCCTAAGAACTCAATGACCCCATGTTTGGTACGGATAACCCTCTTTAGTGTATCCTCTTCGAGACGAAATGCAAGTATGCATTTGCATGCATTTTCACGCCAACGCTTAGGCAGCATCATACCGTTGAGTTTGTCATGGATGAAAAGCTGAATCTTGGCGACCAGGTCGGGGTCGGTGACGTCGATATCGATGGCTTTTACTTTGCGGGCAATAATGCAAATGCCGTAGTCGGGATTTCTTGACCACCTGTCGATTTCTTCATCATTTGCATACTTGCTTGTCCAATCGGCAATCCCTACCGCATTGCCCTTGCCGTTATACAGGGAGGGCGTTTTCCCTAGCTGCCCTAGCTTACTATCCGGTGAGATAACCGCGTTGGGGTTACTGACCACGGGTAACAGGTCTTCCGTTAGCCCTAGTTGCAAGGAGAACGTGAACCAATCGTCCTGGGTTGCCCCCCAGGTTTTATTCTCTACATCATCCATAATTGTTATTCCTTATTGTTTTTTGTGGGGTTAGCTAAATCTTCAATCGTCAAAATCGGCAGGGCCTTCGCTATATCCGGCGGCGCTCGTTTCCTTATGTCGTTCGCAATTCTAACAATGCTTAATGCAAGCCGCACCCGCGGATTTTCCCTATGCAACCCCGCCAGCTTATATAAATAAGTAAGGCTACTAACCCCGCTCTTTTCAGCCAATTGCTCACGCATTTCAGGCGTAGCATGTCTCAGCCATTGTAACAACGGCGTTTTATGCCCCTCCTTTATTTCCTTTCTCGTCGGTCGCGCCATGATGTATTCCTAATATTTAACCATGTTGCCAGCATAGCATTCCCAACACGCCGGAGTAAATAATTATACATAAGAGAAATTTCTATTGACAAGAAATATTTCCCCTTAGTATAATTACACCATCATATGAAGAATCATTAACCAAGAAGAAAAAGGAGCAGAGAACGTGATAGAAAACGACTTAACGCGAATAGCAAATGCGCTGGAAACGATAGCCCAGGCGCTAATCTGGAAAAATGAATTCATGGTTGCGAACCACCAAACCGCGTTGACTGTTGATGGTGTCCAGAAAATGGACGTCATAGAATTAAAGAAAACCGCTGAATTCGTGGATTCTCTACCTTTTCCCGAACCCGTAAAAGAAACCCCTGTTTTGCATGACACCATCGGGACAGGTAAAACCGTAGAAGTGGAAGCTGCCCCCGAACCCGCCCCTGTCGAACTCAAATTTGAAGAGGTCAGCAAGGAATTCTTCGCGCTGCTCAACCGTATTAAAGAGACCAAAGGGCTGGAGGAAGCCAAACAAGTCGCCACTGACTTGATACGCCAGTACAACAATGGCAAGCCGATCTCACTGGCTACCTTGCCCAAAGAAGCTTACGCGCCCCTGTTCGAGAAAATTACCCAAGCCAAGGTGCAATATGAGCCAGCCTAATAAACACGCGCTTTTATCCCCTTCCAGCTCGACCAAATGGCTTAACTGCCCCGGTGCGCCGAGAATGGAACAACTAATGGGCCAGGAATTTGGCAGTAACAGTTATGCGAACCAGGGCACCGCCGCGCACTTTCTCGCGGCTGAGTGCTTGCAAGAAGGGTTACACGAGGTTCCAGATTTCTTTATGGATAGAAATATCGCTATTACCTACGGGGTAGCGGGTTGGCGTACAACCGAAAGCGCAATGGTCGAGAGTAGTTTTTTAGTCGATGAAGACCTCGTAACCCACGTGAACCTCTATCTGGCGACTATTCTCGCGTATAAAGGCGACACGGGCGCGTTGTTCGTCGAACAGGAACTGGATATCTCTGGTATTACGGGCGAGGAAGGGGCTTGTGGGACTGCGGACGCGATCATTATTCGCGAGGGTAATCTTCAAATCCATGACCTCAAGTACGGCATGACACCCGTCGACGCAGAATTCAATACTCAGTTGATCATCTACGCACTAGCCGCGCTGGATTTTTATGGGGCCGTGTATGAGATCGACTCGGTTACGCTCGTGATCCACCAACCGCGTTTGAACAGTTTTCCTTTCTTTAATATCAGCCTGGAACAGCTAGAGCTTTTCCGCTATGACATTAAGAAATCGGCCGAGCATGCAACCATCGCGCTAACGCGTAACCTTGACAGCAAGGAAGGGGGGACGCTGGAAGGCTACCTACAACCCGGCGATCACTGCCGCAAGGGGTACTGCAAAGCCCGCCATAGCTGCCCCGCCCTCGCAAAGTTCTCATTAGACCGGGTAGAAGAATCCCAAGTATTAGGGGCCACCACCGGCGAGTCTGACTTGAATCTACTTGGCTATTACGCTTCTTACGTCCCCATGATTGAAGACTGGGCCAAGGAGGTCATGAAGCGGTTAAACGAGGAAGCCTTATCCGGTAAGAGCATACCCGGCTTTAAAGTCGTGGAAGGACGCAAGGGGAACCGCGAATGGCTCAATGTTGAAGAAGTCGAGAAACTATTGAAGGAGATGAAGATACCCCAAGCCGTTATTTATGAAACAAAAATCAAATCCCCTACGCAACTAACCAGGGAAGCCGAACACGGGAATATACCCGTTAAGAAGTGGTTAAAGATTGAAGAACACATCACGCAGAAAGCGCCGGGATTGATCGTAGTACCCGATAGCGACAAGCGTAAACCAGTATTTATTCACCCTGCTGTAAATGATTTTGAAGACCTAACCCAAATTCACTAAACCAAAGGAGATACAAAAATGAGAATCGTTCTTAAAAATGTACGTCTAGCCTTCCCTAAATTGTTTGAAGCAACCAAGGCTGACAACAATGAATCATCGAAAAAGCGTTTCGGCGCAACCCTGTTGATCGCCCCTGGCAGCGAGAATGATAAAGCCATCCGCGCCGCCATTCAGAAAGAAGCCACCGAGAAGTGGGGTGCGAAAACCGCCGCCATGCTCAAGGCAATGGAGAACAACAATACCAAATACTGCTACCAGGATGGAACCATCAAATCAGACAAGTACGAAGGTTTCGAAGGGATGTGGGCACTGTCGGCTAACCGTAACGAAGAACAGGGAGCGCCCGCTGTGGTAGACCGTGACAAGTCGCCACTAGGCCCTGCCAGCGGCAAGCCTTACGCGGGTTGCTATGTGAACGCGAGCGTCGATATATGGGCGCAGACCGGGCAGTACACCGGCGTCAGATGTACGCTCGTGGGGGTTCAATTTGCGGGCGATGGGGACGCGTTTGCGGGTGCACCGGCGACCGCTGACGATTTCGACGACCTGGGCGAGTCGGTCGAAGACCCGCTGGCTGCGTTTGCGGGGTAAGGAATGTTAGACCTTTTAAAAGTGTTTCTGATATGGCTAGGGGTTTTGATAGCGATGGATAGTTTCCATCCTGACAGTTATATCAGGTCGTACATTGATTTTGTGTTTGCTTGTTAGGAGTTGTAAATGAAATGTGAAGTTGAGTTCGAAATCCCAGACGGATACACGCTGGATTTAGACAATATGAGACGGGGGCACGACCGAGGGGATGAGTATTTAAAAATCCCCCTCAAAAAGGTAAAACCCCACCGCATCGTGCTAGAGGCGACAGGGGAGAGAAGATGCCCCAAAATGGGGGAACATTTCATGTCCCACGACGGGGGCATAAATACAGCGGTTTTCGATTTCCGGGAAGATGAATGCGAAATCTACCGCCTAGTGGAGGATAGCGAGAAATGAAAGGCTGTTTCATACAACAATACCGGCAAAGCCAGCGCCGCCCACAATGGCAAATCTGGCTGCTGGAAGGCGTCTCGCTGGTGTCCTTTAGCGTCGCGCTCATGCTTTATCTCTGGTTGTAATCATGGCCGCAGTCAAGCTTTGGTTAGACCTTGAGACTTACTGCGAAGTACCGATAAGTCATGGCACTTATCGGTACGCCGAAAGTGCAGAAATCATGCTGTTAGCGTATGCGTTTGATGATGAGGAACCGAGCGTGATCGATATTTCCTACGACGTGCATCTGTTCAAAGACCCGATACCGAAAAGGTTAAGAAGTGTATTGCTAGGGGATATTGATTGCGAAGTGTGGGCGCACAATTCCATGTTTGACCGCTCCGTACTCAAAAGCTTAACGCTTGATATCCCTGTTCACCGCTGGCGCGACACGATGGTTCAAGCCTACTGTCACAGCCTGCCGGGTAGCCTGGACGAGTTGGGCGAGGTGTTAGGTTTGCCCGTAGACCGTAAGAAGTCGAAAGAGGGCCGCGACTTAGTCAATCTATTTTGTAAACCGCGGCCCGCGAACAGCAAGCTGCGCCGTGCGACCCGCGAAACGCACCCGGAAGAATGGGAGCGGTTCAAAGAGTACGCGAAGCAAGATATTGTTGCCATGCGCGAATGTCACAAGCGCATGCCTAAGACCAACTACCCGAACGGGGGCGAGCTGGCCCGCTGGCATCTTGACCAGATCATTAACGACCGCGGTTTCCTGGTCGATCTCGACTTGGTCAACGGGGCGCTGGATACGGTAGAAAAGGAGAAAGCAAGACTCAAAAACAAGACCGTAGCCCACACTAACGGCGAGCTGGAAAGCACGACACAGCGGGATAAAACGCTGGAGTATATCCTGGCTGAGTACGGTATTTCTTTACCTGATCTCACCAAGGACACATTAGAAAGGAGGTTAAAAGATGACGACATTCCAGAAGGTGTTAAAGAATTATTGCGCATCCGATTACAAGCCGGGTCAAGCAGTACAAGTAAATACTTGGCCCTCAAGAAAGCCGTTAACAGCGATGGACGTTGCCGCGGTACGATTCAATTTTCTGGCGCAAAGCGTACTGGTCGGGCCGCAGGGCGGGTTTTTCAGCCCCAAAACTTACCCAGTCGAGGACTGTTAGAAGAAGCCGCCACCGAGTTCGGCATAGACGCGATCAAGGGGGGCTTCGCGCCTGACCTTTACGATAACACGACTCACTTATTGATTTCTGCTGTTAGGGGCGTCGTGATCGCGCCCCCCGGCCGCAAGCTCGTGGTTGCCGACCTCTCTAATATTGAGGGCAGAAAAGCGGCGTGGTTCGCAGGGGAGAACTGGAAGCTACAAGCCTTTATCGACTTCGATCAAGGCAAGGGACACGACCTTTACAATCTGGCCTATTCACGCGCGTTTAATGTACCTGTTGAGTCGGTGACCAAGGCACAACGGGCAATCGGTAAAGTTTTAGAGTTATTTCTTGCCTACGAAGGAGGGGTGGGCGCGTTTATGACCGGGGCGATGACTTACGGCTTCGATATCGAGAAACTCGCCCGCGACATTTGGGAAACACTACCCGAACAGCAAAAAGCCGAAAGCCTCGATTATTACAATTACTGCCTCAAGCAAAAGCGGCCCACGCATGGCTTAAGCCGGGAGGGGTTCGTTACCTGCGACACGCTTAAACGCCTTTGGCGCGAAGCGAACCCGAACATCGCATCTTTGTGGAAAAAGATTCAGCATGCGGTAACGAGTGCGATCAGCAATCCGGGTACGTGTTTTCATGCGGGGGAACATCTCTCAATGTTGCGGCAAGGGGCTTGGCTCTACATCAAGCTACCCTCTGGCCGCTTACTGTGCTACCCCTCCCCCCGGTTGGATGAGAACGGGAAAGTCTCTTATATGGGCGATAACCCCTACACAAGGAAATGGTCAAGGATTAACAGCTATTCGGGCAAGTTCTTCGAGAACATCTGCCAAGCATCGGCTAGAGATGTTTTGTATCAAGCCAAGCCGATAGCCGAGCAAGCCGGGTATCAAGTCGTGTTACATGTGCATGATGAGTTAGTTACTGAGTGCCCGGATAGCGAGGAATATAGCGCTGACGGGTTAAGCCAGATCATGTCCAGCGATTTTGGCTGGACAAAGGGCCTGCCGCTCGCCGCGGCGGGGTTTGAATCATATCGGTATAGGAAATAGGAGGATGAGAGAACTCTACATTGAGAAATACTTAGACAAGCGGGTAAAAGCGTTAGGAGGCTTTACCCGCAAGCTTAAGTACATAGGCCGCCGCGGCGCGCCGGATAGGCTAGTTTTTTATAAGGGGGTTCGGTTTGTCGAGCTGAAAGCCCCTAATGAAAAACCGGATTTAGTACAGATGAGAGAACACGCGACCATGACGACCCAAGGGGCTATTGTACACGTGTTATCGAATTTGTACGAAGTGGATCAACTAATTAAAGAACTGGAGTCGATAACATGAACACGTGGATACAAATGCTAAGCCCGCCTACCCTGCGGCAGGCTAGAAAACCCGGCCCGAAGCCGAAGAGAACTTACCGGCCTGATCAGGTCAAGTATGCCAAGGATAAGCCCTGCGCGGGCTGTGGAGCGACCAAGCGCGAAGTGCGGTCATACTGCCGCGCCTGTCATAACCAAATTTGCCTGGAAGGTATGAGGAAGCGCAAGGGGGCCCGCAATGCTAGCTAACGCATGGTTACAACTGCTGACCCCTACGGTACAGACCGAGCGACGCGGGCACAAGTTCAAGGAACTGCCGACCGATCAGCGGCCCTGCGCCCGCTGCGAGAAGGAACCCCGGTACTACAAATCATACTGTAAAGCCTGCCATGACTATTACCGCGGTGAAGGTAATAGGAGAAAAACAATAAGACGTGAGGAAGATAGAAGGAAATGAATAATAGCTGGATACCCCTGCTAACCCCGCTTAGGGATGAGAAAAAACCCGTGCAGTTCTGCGCGGATTGCAAGACCGCGCCGCGTTACCATGTCGGTTCGTACTGCCCCGCGTGTAAGCGAACCCGCGACCGTGACGCGCTCAGACGCCTTCGCGCAAGACAAAAGGAGGCGGTAGCATGAACACCTGGTTGCCCCTGCTGGAGAAAACCCGACTTTCTATATCTCCCCCCGACCGGGACACGACCACCAAGCGTCCCATACCGGACAAGCCTTGCGCCAAGTGTCATCAAGCCCCCCGTCACGACCGCTCATACTGTAAAGAATGCCGCATGGCCCTTAACCGTTATTACTGGCCGCGCCGTGCGGCTAAGATGAAAGGAATCAAATTATGAATGAAGGTATTTGGGTAGATTCGGATAGCCTGATTATCGAGATCGATGGGGAGATAAGCCCGCCCGAAGGGGGGGTTATCCTCGAAGATGGACAGTTTAACGGGTGTTATTTCGATGAGTGCGAGGTGAAAAAATGAACGCATGGTTGCAAATACTTGAACCCCAGGTGATAAGCGTGCCCGCGAGAAAGAAAAAGGAGCGCATCTACAACGGGGTCAAGGCGGGGAGCCTCCCCTGTGCCAAGTGTAAAGCCGCCAAGCGGGAAATCAAGTCTTACTGCAGGGAATGCCATAACGCGAACACGCGGGCAACCAACAAGCGACGCTATGCGGCTCAAAAGGAAGCAATGCGAAAATCGGGGGTGGCTGCCGTGTTCCTAGACGAAGGTGAATACAGCGCTCATCGTAAAACCCCTTTATACGAAGGAGCCGATTAATGCGTAAGGAGTTCATCGCAAAACCCTATCAAGATATTCTCGTCGATCATTTCATCGAACACGAGCGCTGCGCGGGGTGGGCCGGGATGGGCATGGGTAAAACCTCATCGGCTTTAACGGCCATCGACCGCTTAATCATGATGGGAGACGATAAGCCGACGCTGGTTCTAGCCCCTTTGTTAGTAGCTAGAACCACCTGGCCCGAAGAGGCTAGGAAATGGAACCACCTGCGGCATATTGATGTTGTGCCAATTGTGGGAACCGAGTTCGAGCGCGTCTGCGCGTTGAACCGCGACGCGAGCGTCTATACGACTAACTACGAGAACCTGCCCTGGCTGGTCGAACACTTGGGCGAGCGCTGGCCGTTTGATAAGGTCATCGCCGACGAATCCACCCGGCTCAAGAACTTTAGGCTAAGACAGGGGGGTGTGAGGGCGAAAGCCCTGGCGCAAGTCGCGCATACTAAAATCAAACGGTTTATTGAACTGACCGGGACGCCCTCCCCTAACGGCCTGATGGATTTATGGGGCCAGTTATGGATGCTCGACAAGGGGCTAAGACTCGGTCGTAGCTTTAGCGCGTTTCGTGATCGCTGGTTCAAGTCGATCAAAAAGGGCGAATTTATGAGTTATGAACCACATGAACACGCGAGCCGCGAGATTCATAAAGTTATTGGCGATCTCTGTTTAACGGTCAATGCAAAGGACTGGTTCGACCTCAAGGAGCCGATTGTGGTGAATAAATACGTTGAGCTGCCGATAAGAGCAAGGAAAGCGTACGCGGATATGGAAGTTAAATTTTACCTTGAACTCGAACAGCATTTTGCGGAGGCCGTGAACTCTGCCGCCAAGTCGCAAAAGCTGTTACAGCTTGCGAACGGCGCGGTGTACGTTGACCCTTTGACCGAAGACGATAACGACCCACGGGCAAGGCTCTATAAAGAAGTTCACGACGCTAAATTGCAAATGCTCGAAAGCATTGTGAATGAGGCGAGCGGGAACCCCGTTCTGGTGGCGTATAACTTCAAATCCGATCTTGCCCGATTGCAGAAAGCTTTTCCCAAGGCGGTCGCGTTGAACCCTGGCAACGTACAGGAAGTTATGAAGCAATGGAACGCGGGTAAGATTGAGATGTTACTGGTCCATCCTGCGAGCGCGGGGCATGGGCTGAACTTACAAGACGGGGGCAACATTCTCGTGTTCTTTGGATTGAACTGGAACCTTGAACAGCGATTACAAGTAATAGAGCGGATAGGCCCGGTTCGGCAATTACAAGCCGGTCATGACCGACCGGTATTTATCTATAACATTTTGGCAAAGGATACGATTGATGAGTTAGTTCTGGATAGGGTTGAGACTAAGAGAGAAGTACAGGATTTATTATTGGAAGCAATGGCGAGAAAAAGAAGGAGAGTAGCTTAATGGATAGCTATCAAGAATTAGTAGAAATAGTCAGAAAGGTAGACCCCGCTGCTGCTGACTACCTAGACACAGACGCGAGGAAGAGACATGATTTTTATCCTTGTGGATGCCTTAATCTGGTCATGAGGTGGCAAGATACCCCGCAAGGGTTCGCGTACTGGGACGAAGTCAGCGAAAAGATAGGGCGTTAGTGTAGTAATTTGCCCCAATGCCAAGGGCATAATAGAATGACCCTGCTTCACATTCAGGAAGCTTCACCCAAAGAGGCCGTAAGTTTTTCCGCATCCCTGCGCTTGCGGTTCTCTTTCTTCAATTAAATGTATTGCAAAAGTAATACGATTAGCTTATAATGAACCCTGTATTGTTAATAATGGAAAGCGATGAATGTTTGCTTATTACAACGAGATAGACCCGCAAGCCGCCGCTTGGTTGCGCCAGTTAATCAAAGACAAATTAATAACCGACGGGGAGGTAGATGAACGAAGTATTATTGAAGTCGAGCCAAGCGATCTATACATCTTCAACCGAGTGCATTTCTTTGCAGGAATCGGAACATGGGACTACTGCCTTAACGAAGCAGGATGGGGGTATAGACCCGTATGGACAGCAAGCTTGCCCTGCCAGCCTTTCAGCGTGGCTGGAAAAGGTCTTGGAAAATCCGACGAGCGGCATTTACTGCCCCACTTCATCGAACTCGTTAGACAGTGCAAGCCTGATACGATCTTTGGAGAACAGGTTAATGCAGCGATTAAACACGGTTGGCTCGATGATCTACGCGCAAACATGGAAGCGCAAGACTACTCCGTTGGGCATGTCGTATTTGGAGCACATAGCATCGGCGCGGCGCACATCAGGCAAAGACTGTACTGGGTGGCCGACAACACGGGCAACCGACTGGAAGGGGGCGGGGGCGAGAACTTACGATGGTGCGATGAAGGAATACCAAAAAGGATCAATGGATATTGGAATAGCGGCGTTTCTTGCGGGTTGGCAGACGCCAAAAGCGCACGATGGGGCATTCTCGACACCAAGAACTTCAGGTCGCCCGATGCACAAATCGACGCACTTACAGACTCAAGCAATAGCGTTATTCACGGACAAGGACAAGACATTGACTGGCCCTACTGCCGAGATAACAAATACCGGCCAATTAAATCCGGCATTAAGCCGTTGGTTAATGCAACTGCCGAAGGGGTGGTGTACAGCGGCGATCCGAGCCAAGAGATCAATGCCGACTACTCGACGGAAGCGAGGGTAATGCGCCTGAAAGGTTACGGCAACGCGATTGTAGCAGGTTGCGGGATCGAGTTTATTTCAGCTTTTATGGAGGTGGCTTAATCCCTAACATCGAACCGCGGGGCGCATTTAGCGAGTAGCCGCCCCGCCCATATCTTAAGTTGTTGGTGATCTTGCCAGATTTGCTCTATTCCCGCATTGAGGGTTTCTTCGCTGGCACTGTAAAGCGTTTCAGAAATTGCGCTTTCGTCTCGTATTCCAGACTGACCGGCGGGGTCATCTCTGACTTTGCCACTATCGGCAGTTCTGGACATGGGGCCGTTATTACATCCGGGCTTTTGGACACTGAGCTGCACGCTACGAGAGGTAGCCAGATCACGGGTAAGAAGATTAACTTTGTCTTGATAGTCATTTTGCACCCTTGCGTGGTAAATTTCAGTTGCTTTGATATGGTCAGCCATGCGCTGCATCGCGTCGCGCAATTCAATGCCTTGCGCGTGGATTCTGCCTTTCTCTTTTAGCTCCCACTCTGCGCGTTCGTACGCTCTACCGTGCTGGAAAAGATAAAAACAAGCGGCGGATAGCGCCATGAGAAAAAGCCCGATTTTGATCAGTGTAAAGTAAGGGATCATTCGCAGTAAGCCCTCGAAACAATCGGTGAATTAAAAATCTTGAGCGCTTGGCCTTGTGCGTGGCACTGTTCTGCGATCAGCTCAACCTGTCTATCGGTCAGCCAGTTGGGCTTAGCGCAAGCCATTAGTAAGAGGGGTAAGATAAAAGCCAGCCTCATTGTTCTCTCCTTGACTTGTCGTATTTATGGAATAGGTACCCCATCGCGGCTAAGGGCAGCCCCGTATATGCGCCAAGAATAGCAACAACACCGTGCCATTCTATTGCTTTATCTATGGCGTAGATCGCAAGCGCTTTGCTGTCATAGGTTGAATGCCAGATATAGGCCATCGTGATAAGCAATAGAATTTTACGGTAGAGCATGTTCTCTTTAAATTGTTTACCTAACCAGTCAACCATTTACCGCCTCGCGAGCGTGCATTAAATAGGCGTCCCACGTTTCGCGGTGCGGGCGACCCGGCTTCCAATTTCTGAAATAATAGCTCCATGCCAGATCAGGCGCACAGTTTAAAGCGGGTAACGGGTGCGGGTCGGTGTAGAGTAGGAGCCGAGCAAATACGGTTGCCAGCGCGTCGTGTTCGGGTTCTTCTAAACAGTCATAACATACTGCTGGCATGCGGGCTATACCTAAACCGGTCAATACCCGCTCGATAAGCGGCTTACTCGCCGGGTGGGTTAAAACCCCCTTCACGCCGCCGCCTTTCTCGAATTGGTAGAACCCATGCGCCGGGCCGCCAATCTGCTTGCGGTCTTCAAATTTGCTTTCCTGCTTGCCGATAGCCAATAGCATCACTCTTGCTTCCGGTGTGTCGAACTTGGCCGGTAATAACGCTAAACCGGGTTTAACCACTTTTTCTAACGCTTCGTTATAGTCCATTTATCCTCGCAACCAACTAATAATGCCACTCTTGATATAATCCGCGTGTTGCAGTATCCACCACATCGCAATGGCGCACATGCTAATGACCGTAAACGCCACTCGCCCCGCAAACATGAATTTTTCAATGTTCTGTAATCTCTCGTCCATTTTGGCTATCGTTTCGCATAGCTGCTTCGCTAATTCTGGTGTTACCGGGCAGGCGTGGGGTTTTTCGGGCATGTCATCACGCTTCAACCTATAAGCAGACCTAACCCGAAACCGGTAAAGAGACAAACTGCCCCGACTAGCCATAGCTTCAACCCGGAGGTTTTGAAGCTGCCGATCTCGCCATACCAGACTTTTACCTCGTGTTCGATTTCCTGCTTGGCCTGGCTGATCGCATTGCTTACTGTTTCCGAGTACCATGCGTTTGGCGCTTTGCTAATAGCTTTTTCAATTTTCGATATCTTGTCTTCAACGATGCGCTTAATGCTCATAAAACCCTCTAGTTTCCTGTAGTAACAATCTTGTATATCCGATTGTCATATAGTAGGCTAAACGTTTTAAAAAGCAATTTACACCGCGATTTTTTGTCGTGTTTTGGAGACTATTTTCTATGGATTATGATGCATTAAGACTTGCCCTCACCCCCATCGGGGTTTATTTCGCCATGCCTTACTATCTTTTATTCCAGCAAGCCCTTGACCGTTGGATAGCCGCTTACGGACAGCGGCAGGCTCAAGCGGCGTACGAGTTCGGGGTCAAGTGCGGTCGGGCTAGAAACCGCATTAAGCGATGGATTCAGCGCTGAATTAACCTGACCTTGCATTCGGAAATTTTGAATCGGGTTAGCAACCAGCTCGCGCAAGTAGGGAACCCCCGACGCGCGAGAAAGCAGGTTCGCGACTGCCTGTGACGTACCGGAATTGTTTATCTTGGTTCCTTTCGGTATCACGTCGATAAATTCCCCAACCCGCGCAATCCGCTTTAATTGGGCTACCTCATCGGGGCTGAACAGGATTTTAAGCTTCGCGTCCCCGATATTATCCAGCCCTTTCTTGAACATCGATTGTGAGAACTGGCCGACCTCGTCGCTTGAACGGTTAAGCGCTTTCTCGAATTTCAAATGATCGATCACCTGGCCGCGTATCTCATCCCACATGGCCGGGTTGTCTTGCAGATTCGCGCGCAGCGTCAACAGGTCTTTGGCGTTGCCGTTGATGACGAATTTCTTAATGAACTTGTCCGGTTCCATGCCTTCAATGGCTGCCTTGAGCGGGGCTGAGGTTTCTATCTGCTTGAACCGTTCGCTGGCGGCTGCCCGTGCTGCCTTGAACGCTTGCGCGGCTTCATCTCCGGCTTGGCTGCCGACATTATCAATTTCATTCTGTAACGCACGATTGACCGCCTGGAGCGCGAAATTCTCGCGGCTTGGCATGTTCGTTATCTGGCCGTTGATCGCCTGCCGTAGCTGTTCGGCTTTCTGAATCGTGAAAGGCATCTCGCCGGTCGCAATCTGATTGATCGCCTTGCGTACCCCGGCGGGTAACGCATCGCCCACCATCGCCTCGTCGAGCGTGTTATTGAGGGATTGCGCGAAGTTAGACGGGTTAAGCGGGGTAGTGATCCCCGCGGCGGCCCTGGCTTGATCATAAAGCGCCCCGACGTTCGCGTTTCTCGCGGCGTCCACCGCTTTGAGTTCGTCTATCACATTCGCAGCGGCTTGGAACTTGTCTAACCCCTGGCCCGCTCTCATCTCGTTAAGCCGCTGTATTAGTTGCGCGTTCTGTTCGGTAAAGCGTTGCCCGATCGACTCGCCCGCGCCTTGAATACCGACGGTGTTCTTCTCGAACTGGAACTGTCCGGGGTCTTTTTCGCGTAATATCTGCCCTAACGTCGGCTTCATTCCGAGTTCTTCAAAATCGGCTTTACGCGCGAGCGCTTGCGGGTCAAGCTGACCGCCCGCCGTCAGCGCCTTTTTAGCATCGGCGATCATGGACGCCTTGACCTGGTCTGACAATTTAGAAAAGTCTATCCCCTGCTTCGCGAACTCTCCTTGCAAATTCAAGGTAATGTTTGCATCGCTGGGAACGCCTTTAACCTTGCCTGCGAATTTAGAAACGACTTTACCGATAGCATCGGCGATAAAAGGCGACGCCGCGCCGGTAACGCCTCCTATGGCTACTTGGCCTAGTTTATTCTCTAAAAAATCCCCTTGATCCTGCTCCCTGACCGGCTGGAGTGCGGACGAGGCCCCACCCGATAACGCACCCGCTAATACTCTGGCTTTCATCGGCGCGGTCGCTGCGGCTATGGGTAGCGCTGCCGCAACCGGCAGAGATGAGGCGATATTACCCGCCAGTCTGCCGACGTCCAGCCCTTCCATGTTACCGCGTCTAAAATTCTGCTGGTAATCGCGTTCGGCTTCATTGTTAATGGCTTCGACCCGCTCGCGTTCGCCTCTAAAGAATTTCTCCATGTCCGACCCTGCGGGGGATATTCCTTCTAACCCGCGGGTAAGGAGCTGAGCGCCCCCGTCTACCACATCGCGCAACCCCCTTGCGAACCCCCCTACGGGGGAATCCTTGACCTTTTCCATAAAAGTAAGGTCTTTACGCGATTCGGGGGCGCTGGAATAATACGTGCTTTTGACGTGCGCAATTGCGTCGTCATGGGTTGCCCCTTCCGGGGCGTTGACCTTGTATTTCTTACCGTCGGGGCCGGTGACTTGATAAGTGGGCATATAATCAATCGATCAAAGTGGATGAGAACCCATCATTGCTGATGGATGATCTTTTATTTGGTGTACTGCTGCCGCTGCTTTGTCCCCCGAACGGGTCTTTGGCATACCGTAGAGATAACCGGGTTACGGTATCAAGCGCCGCCTGTCTCGTCGCGACGGGGACAGTATCATCGCCAACCATACCGGCCATGCGTTGATAGAGATCATTATCATGTTTGGCTTGCGGGCCTTCCATTCTAGGCTTAGCCATCATAATTTCGCCTTCAATAGCCTTGAGTCTCGCCGCGGCTTGTGCGCCTTTGGTAGAGAATCCAAACGCGCCCGCTGCTAGGTCTGCCCCTTTACCTGCAAGGCTACCTGTTGACAGGGGCAATAGCTCCTTCGCCTCTGACAATAAGGGTTTGAGGTTTTCCGCTGAGTTCTGTTTATCCAGCATAGACCCCTTGGGCGCACTTGAAACCGGGGTTTCCATAATCGTGCCCTGTGGGTTCGCCGCGGTGGGCGGGGTGATAAAGAACCCATCTTTAAACTGTGGCCGGTTCGCCTGTTCGCGATCAAACATGTGTTTCGCCGCATTGAGATTAAAGTTCTGGTTAAACTGGCTTTGATCCTGCGCCATGCGCTGCGCGAACTGCTGCGCGGATTGTGCGAGGGAGGCTTGCGCGTCAGGTGACGTGGTTTTCTGGAACTGTCTTAATACCTCCCCCGTGAAGGGGTTCAGCCCCGCCTTGACCCCGCCCATATCTTCGAAGGCCATTCTTTCGGCTGCGGGGGCGTCGATCATCGCGCCGGGTGTCCCGTCATTAAACAATATCTGGTGACGGGGAACCCCGTTTTCATCTAATACCTTAAGTGTGGATTTCACCGTTCTTTTCGGGGCGTTAGCAAGCGCGAACTGTACCAGGGCCGGATTACCTGACGCCATCATTCTTTTAAAAACCCCGGTCGGGTCAACATTGCCGTTTGCGTCAGGTTGCGCAAAGTCGGCAAACGCCTGCCTGACCGCCTGCTGGTCGGCTAGTTGCCGCTGGTGGTGGTTGCTTGCAATCGCATTCTGGAAACCTTGCAATCCATTCTGAAAACCTGCCATTAAACCGCCTTGCGGGTCGAGAAACCCCGCCCCTGCTGCTAAAAGCCCCATTGCAACGGGGTCAAATTCATGTGCCATATCTACCCCTTAGAAAAAACCTGCCTGTTTACCCATTTTTGCCGTACCGGTTGCCAACGCCGCCGTACCTAAGATACTAGGCACAATACCCGGTGTCCCCGTCTGCGTATTCGTGCCCGTGCCTTTGCTTTTCGAGGTCTGGCTGGCGGTTTCCTGCGCGGTTTGATTTGCGGTTTGCGTGGCGTTGCCGGTAGTGGTTCCGCCAAGCCCCGCGGCGGGGAACAGCAAGCTTGCGAAGTTCTGTAGATTATTGGTTGCAAGCTGCTGCGGCATGAATTGCGTGTTCATGAAATTGCCGAAAAGCTGATTCTGTAGTCCCATTCCTTGACCGAGCATGTTCTGGCCTTGCATGCGGTTGCCTAAATTGAGTTGGTTATTCTGCATCTGCTGTTCATTGCCCCTCATCGCTAAGTCTGCGTTGAACATCTGCGCCTGGAGGTCGCGGTTGACGTTGTTAGTGGCATTGCCAACCGCCTGATCATTCAGCATGTTCGCCGTGCCCATCATGCGGTTTTGCGCACTCTCAAACGCCCCGCCGAACAGATTCGTTAACGCGGGGGCAAGGTCTTGATTCATGCGCGACATTGCCAGCCCTTCCGCAATGCCCTGGCGCGAGCCGCCGAACTGTCCGCTGTTCATTGCGTCCGAGCGGATGGACGGCAAAACGTTGGTTTGCAAATTGCGCGTGAGATCGCCGATCATTGCCTGCGATTGCTGTTGCAAGAAAGGGTTCACCACGTTGCCCGATAGCAGACTCTTTAGCGAGCGGGTCGGGTCTAACACGCCTTGCGAGGCCCGCGCGTTAGTCAGATCAACCGATTGAGCGCCTACTGGCCCGACGCTTTGCAGTTGCGTGTCGAACTTTCCCCTTAACGCGTCCGCGCCGCCGTCCATGACTTGATCGAACATCGGGCTGTTGGCCTGCCGGATCATCGCGTTATTGAAGAAATCCAGCCCCTGTTGAGCCTGCTGTGGAATGTTGCTTTGGGTGAATTGGTCGCCAATGGCGGGCAGCAAGCCGCGTACATCTTCATTGCCCATGAGAAGCGGCATAACCGCTTCCCAGGGGTTACTCGTTTGCGTATTGAACGCGTTAGTATTCGCGTTGCTGGTACTGCTGCTCGTGGCGTCGGTGTTCGTTTCGTTCTCGAACTTGCTTTTCGTTTTCTGCTTTGATCCAAATAGATCATCCATCTCTAATTACACCTCGTAGGTACAATGAACGCGTTGATAGTCATATCCCAAATTATCTAAATATTTGCGGCTTAGTCCGGGGCGGGCGTAGGAATCGATCCACCGGATACCGTGCTCCTGTGCATAATCCACCAGATAAGCGTGCAACAGGTCAGCCCATTGCTCCATGTCATCGCCCGATATCATGAAAACCAGCAAGCCTTTGCCTAGCGGGAATTCGGTTTCCTTGAGAATCGCGAGACTGTAGATCTTGCTTGCATCGTGGATCACGGCCGCGAACATGTCGCCGTCAACCAGGTTTTCATAAATCGATTCGCTGGTATGCCGCTTAGTCCAGCCGGTTTTATTGAGCGCCTTTTCACAGAACGGTTTAAGCTCTGTCCAAATCATGACCACATCGCCCTTGGTTAATGTCGATACCTTGATCATCCGAGAAAATTCCAGGTTGAGTTGTAATAACCATAAAACCCCTGTCCGCTGCCGGGGTTCCAGCTCGTACCGTCCGCGAGTCGGATATCTCCGTTACGGGGCTTATCCGGTGCGGCGTAGCTCATATCGATATGGCCGGACGCGAGAATGCTGATCGCGTTCTGAATCCGCGCCAGCTCATCGGCTAGATACGCAGACAACCCCGCCGGGTCGGTCGGGGGTATCTGCGGGGCATAAAAAACGCTGTTAATATTGCGTGTCTGCATGGTCTTAAGCCGCCGTCGTAACCGCTGTCCAGGTAGTCGCGCCGTCCGTATTCACATACATCCGGTCGGAAACCCCGGAACCGTCACTACGCAGATAGAGAGAACCCTTCGCCGCGCTTAAGGTGGGGGCACCTGACCCGAAGAACACGCCGAAATTGGCCGTGGATGAGAACATATAGCCGGTGCCTGCTGCGCCTCCTGCGGGGATAGCGGTTCCGCCGAACACGGTCAAGTCGCCGTTAAACAGGTTACGCGCGGTGCCCGCCGCGTAAAAGTTCCAGCGGTTCGCGGCGGCGGGGATATTGCCGTAAAAGCCGTAGTTATTCGCCGCCCCGATTAAGGTCGCTGCGGCGCTGAACCCCATCTGACTGGTAACGGCTGACCCTGCGCCTATCGTGCTTTGGTCTGCACGGAAGTGCATGTACTGCGTCAACGTAAACGCGGTGGCTTGCGTCAACAATACGTTACTGTAGCCCACCCCGATGCTGGTTACATCGGATTTGACCTCCCCCTGCTGTCGGAAACCATAAGCGGTGGTCGCGCCGGTGATATCGTTGGCCGTGATCAGGTTAGCCGTGGTGGGGGTTGTGCCTAACCCTATCCGCGCCGCATTGTCGTAAACACTAATGACGCCGCTTCCCGTGTTGCAGTTGACCAGAGTCACCCCTGCGGGGATCGTGTTATATGGCCCGGTTGCGTTGGTGCCCAGGTCAACCCCATCTAACACGATGTTCGAGTGGCCGCTGGTGAACTCGACGCCGTAGGATTGCGTGCCCGCATCGGCGGCTGATCCGGTACTTCCACCCGAATTACCACCGATAATACTGATATCTTTGACGTTGGCCGCAAAGCGATAGCCCGCGGCGTTCGTACCTGCGTTGCGTCCGTTGCCGTAGACTAAGACCCCGTCAAACGTGACCTTGCGAAAGTTGGGGGCCTGAATATAAACCCCCTCTTCTTGGAAACCGTTGACCATGCAACCGTCGAAATTGACCTCATACGCGCGGGTATTCGCACCGGTCGCAATGCCATAGCTACAACCCGGCCCGCCTTTAAAATGGCAGTCGTCGAACGTGATCTCCCGGAAAACGTTGGTTGCATCGCCACCAAAATAGAGAGAATAATTCGTCCCCTCATCGGACATGACGTTACTGAAAAATAACAGATTCAACAGTTCGGTCGACCCGGCGTTGTCGATATTGATGTTGGCCTGAAAAGCGTTCCCAACGTGCCCGTCGGAAAACCAGATACCGTCCGCGCTGATAATGTTGATCCCGTATTCGGTGAGGGTTTGATCCGCTGTCGTCCCCCGGATATTAAAACCGTTAATGAACAGATCGCCGCAGGACGGGTGACCATACGCGCCGGTGGCGTTGCCAAATTCCATGTAACGCCGCCCGGTCGCCGTTCCGGTATAGTTATTCGTGAAAATCAGGTAGATATCGTCAATATAAGACGCGGTTAAACCGTTGAGTTTCCAGCCGATAAAACCGTCCACCATGAAAACGTTACTGAAAGTAGACCGGTTGACCCCTTCTGTATGGATATGTGCCCCGCTGGTGGTTTTAGCGGTGGACGTGATCCGCATATTGGATACGCCCGCATAGCGCAAAGGGACGCCGGTGGTAGAATTACCGTGTAGATAAAACGTGTCGCCGTAGTCGGTGCTGCGCGTGATACCCGTTCCCCAGCCTTTAGCGACGACCACGACGCTGTCTGTACTCATTTCAAGCGTAGCGGTCATGAGATGTTCACTCTCAAGACGTAATACGCCGCCGTAAGTGCGCGAGGCCAGCGCGGCATAGGCTTTCTGAATCGCGACGGTGTCATCAACGACTCCGCCGCCGACCGCGCCCGCCATGTACGCGGTCAGATAACCCTGAAATTTCATGACCCAGCACCCCGCGCCGGAGGGGTCGGTTTCGCCGACCCCATTCAGAAAATCGGCAAGCGTGGCCTGCGTTCCGTCCCAGGTGACCGAGCTGGAGATGACCGTTATTCCGTTATGATTCGCCTTTGATTCGGTCGTGCTATAGACGTAATCGACCCCCTCGCGCTGCGCGGTCGGTTGGACGCCGTAATCATAAAAGCTGTCTATGCGGATAGTCTCGCCGTTCGCGCCGACATGGCCCGCGATATCGACAATACTGTTGTACTCGATGCGGAAAAGGTCGTAGATGTACGGCTTGAAAATATTAATGTAGCGGTAAAACTCTGGAATATTCATTTATTGTTTCACCCACCCGCTAAACGCGGTTAGCTGTCCGCTCGTCCAGGTCAGTGTCGCCAGCCAGCTTTCCGGGCCGAAGGTTTTAGTAATGGTGGCCACAGTCCCGTCGGCGTTGTAGGTATAAGTTTCAGGGGCATCATCCGGGATATACCGGCCTTGCGTGTCGGTCATGGTGTCTCCTTATGCGGCGGGTTTAATCTGCGCGTCTAGCCCTTCCAACACGTAATAATCGGTGGCGGTGGCGAGCTGCGAGGTATAGAGAATCGTCTGGTCGGTTGCGGTGTTAATGGTGCGATATCCTGCGGATAGGGTCGCGCTATTGGAGAAACCGGCTGCGCCGTTGTCGATATTAACGGCCTCGTTTCCGTTGTTTCTCAAAGTAACCGGAGCGGTAATAATGGTCTGCGTGGTAAAAGTCGGTGCATAAATGCCCGTGCCTCCTACCTTGATTTGTGGTTTTTTCTGGTTCGCGTTACCAGGGTGTGCGGCCTGCTGATAGATGAACATTGCGCCGTTTTTGCCCATCGCCCCGCCGGGGAGCGTGAACGATAACAGCGTGATATCGCTCCCTGTCGTCTGCGTGTAGGCCCCCGGCCCGGTGGTCGCGAATGCGGTGGGGCTGGTGGGGATGGTGGGCTTGCCGCTGGTATAGGTGTTATTAAAGATTGTCCCGACCGTCGTACTGGTCATCTGTACAAAGTACGCCCCCGCCGGGACGCCGACCGCGATCTTGTCAGCGGGGAAATACATGTAGCAATTGGCGTAAATCCGGGGGAGAGCCGTGGTCAGTGTCAACGCGCCGTTGTCGCCAATCGACCCGCTGGAGGGGTGGATCATCGCGATCCCGTTCTGAAAGAAGGTATAAATCCCCCCGGTCAGCCTGGCGAGCGTCTTCGCAACCGCGAGGTAACAGCGGATAAATTCATGGATACTCATTGTTTGACCCACCCGCTGATGTTGGTTAACACGCCGTTGGTGTAGGTGTAGGTTTCGACCCAGGTATCCGCGCCTAACGTGCGCGTGATCGTGTTAAGGGTTCCATCGCTGTTATAGGCCAGGGTGTCGTTGCCGATCTCTGGAACCATGCGGCCTTTGGTATCATTCTGCATTTTTCTGTACTCCAAAAAGAAAAAGCCCCTCGCTAAGAGGGGCCAAGATGGCTGCTGCTCGTTAAATTCTGTTTACCAGCTCCCCGCGGGGACGACGTCAATATCAAACGAATCGAGCCGCCACTGGTACGCGGTGCCCGTCTCAAATCGAATCGCGATATAGCGACCGGTGACCATGCAATTGTCTGCGACGGTCTGCCCTATCGTGTGATAGCGCGTCTCGACCCAGGTCGGCTCGTCGTAGGGGTCATTGCTGTAGCCGATTTTGATATGTACCGTGTCGCCGGGGTTGCCCTGTATGCGCGGTCGAATCCCGCGGATAAGCTTCATGCGTTCGGGTTCGCCAAACGACAACCCGCGGCGTTCGACATAAGCGCTGGGGAGCGATCCATCGAAGCTTGCAGACGCGTCCAGCATGTACAATTTGGTGTTGTTGCTACCCATAATCACACGGGCGGTATCCGGGACGAAGTCCGGCCCGTCCCAAAGGCTTAAATCCGACTGCCACGGCGCGGGGTCTTGGTTCCAGTTGCCTGCCAAGGTGTTATCCACCGGCCCAAAGGCGGCATGGTTCACGTTCGGCAATTCGCGAAAGCTAACGGTACGATCCACGTAATTCCACACAACCGCCCGATCACAACTAGAAGATCCTATCGAGGGGTAGCAGATAAAGATTTCGTTGAAAAACGGATTCTTGAACACAAAACACAAGTCGGTGCCATCCACATCGATGTTCTGGAACAGATAGCGCCGGGTTTGCCGATCCAGGATGCTAATCGGCTTGCTGAACCCGTCAATGATGACCACGTCCGAGCCGGTTAACACCACATGGAAGCCGTCCAGCTCCGCAATACAGTTGCGGTTCATTGCGCCGGACGTGCCCAGGAGCTTTTTAAACGAAAACACGTACAACCCGCCGGTGAAGTCCATGCGCCAGCATGAACTCTCTTTATAGATGATGAACGAGTCGCCCAGCGGTAGCCCGTCGATAATATGGTCGTAACCTTCCGCAAGGTCGAACTCGCCCGCATCGCGTGTCGCGTCGGTGTGATCCCAGGAAGCGGGAACGGAACCGGGGTCAGCCGGGTGGCTCCACTTGACCATATAGGGGTAATTGGTCGTCGTTTTGGTGATGTTGAGCGCCACCAGGTAATTTTTATACGCGCGTAACGATTTGCAATACGTGTTTGCGGGCCAGTTCGGTAAATCAACAAAATCGTTCGCCAGATTCTGATCCCAGGTCATCGGAACGTGCGTGGTATCCCCCACATTCACGACGGGGATACCCGATAGTAGAGTAGACGTCCACTGGTTCACGACGCCGGTTCGAGGCGTCGCATGCGTGATATCGGTATGGACCGCGACGCCGCCGCTGTTGATGACCGCAAACGCCTTACCCGCAGTCAAATAAATCCAGTAGCGTTGCCCACCCACATTGACCGGAAGGACATGCTGCGGCGCGAAACTAGGCGAGTTATACACTTCGCCATGACCGTAAAACTGGTAGACATAGCCGTTTAAGAAGCGGATATTGCTCGCGTCTGTCCAGGCGTTAATCGGCAGTTCATGCGTCGAGAGGTCTTTATTGACGCCCACTGACCCCGCATTTGGGATTCTGACCCAAGCCATCAGAGTAACGCGGCCTCGATAAATAAACTGTCTATTTCCGCACTCGTTAAGCCCACCGCGGTTCCAATCGCGAGCGTCATCGGGCTATACCGTCCGACTTGTATCGAGTATTCCCAATAGATTTGGGCTTTCTCGCGCTGCGGGCTAGTCATATTTTGTATGGCGGCATCAACTAGGGCCAGCTTGCCCACGTTCAATAGAGCAAGCCGCGCTTGCCGCATAGAAACAACTGTCGGGACTTTCACGGGTTCGCTAACCCGTGAAAAATCTTTTCCGGTCCACGCATCGCCAATCTTGACCGACTCATCACAAGGTTGCCAATTGGCCGCGAGCGCCTTGTCGGATACCGCCAAATTAACGACTTTTCCGTTTTCGATAATTGCAAACCGCATTAAATCACTCCCCAAATGGTTAATTGTCCGGCTCCGCCGGTTCCGCTGGCTGCGCCTGTTCGGGTTGCGCCGCCGCCCCCGGCGGGTTGGGTGCCTGCGGTACCGGACGCCGCATCGCCTGACGCGCCGCCCGCCCCGCCATAGCTGGAGGTTCCCCCCGCTTTGGTTGTGCCTGCATTGCTCACGCCGCCCCCGCCGGCCCCGCCAAAGACCGAGTTGCCGCCGACGCCTGCCGAGCCTGCGAACGCCCCGCCACCTGCGCCGCCGCCGTAATAGCTGTTTTGTCCATCCGCACCGCTCACGTCTTGATTGCCGCCGCCGTTATAGTGGAAGCCGTTGGACGATTCGGTATTCGGTTCGCCGCCATTGGTGGTCGACGCGGCCGATAACACGCCGCCCCCGCCGCCTGCGCCGCCGTAGCCGGTCACCAGGGAACCGAGGGTCGAGTTACCGCCTGTGCCGCCTGATCCGGTGCCGCCTGCGCCAATCGTGACGGTTTCGGTGGTTCCGAAGCGCGAAGCGGGCAAGGTAAAGGGCGCACACGCCCCCCCGCCCCCACCGGCGGCCTCCGTTGCGCCGCCTGACTTGGTACCGGCTGCACCCCCGCCCCAGATCAACCCTGAAAAGATCGTATAACCGCTGGGCTTGACGAATGAACCGCTGCTGGTGAAGGTTTTAATGAAAGAATTCAGTACGATCACATGGAAATTCGCGCCATCGCAGACCACTAGAATGGCTTCCCCTGGATACATGAGCCGAGTCGTTTGCCCGCCAATCGTTTGCGTACCGTTGGGGTCAAGCGTAATGTCGCCGCTGCCGGAATTGCGGATATAGCAATACCAACCGTCTCCGAGGGTTACGGCTGAGGTGAAGGTTTGCGTGAAGGTTCCGCTCGTGATATCGATTAATTTAAAGCAATCTGCGACGCCTAAAATGGTGTTGCTGGTTCTCGCGCTGCGCGTGATCTTTAAATTGCCCCAGCTTGCGTTGGTTCCGTCCGTGGTTAAGAATTTGCCACTATTGCCCGTTTGTGCCGGTAAAGCGGCCTGGAACGCGAGCTGTACTGCAAAGGCCGTGGTCGCAATCCGGGTTGAATTATCCCCGTTGCTAGGAGTCGCCGCGGTTGGGGCGTTGGCTAGATAATCCTGTACCCAAGCCGTTGTCGCGACTTTGGTGCTGTCATCGGTAGCCGCTTGCGTGGTGGCCGTAATCGTCGCCGCGCTGACGGTCGCACCGGTAAAGTCATGGGTTCCGGTGTAGGTGTCGCCGTTACGGTTCGCGCGGTCATTGCCGCTGATCAAATAAAACTGGGTTCCATCGTAGAAAACCGCAACCAGCGAGCCGCTGATAATATCCCCGGTTTTGAGCGCGGAACCATCCACATTCACCAGCGTTTTCGTGCCCAGTGCGTTAATCTGTATGGTGACGCCGCTCGTATTCGCGTGTGTGGCCTTGAATACGATCAAGGTTGACGCGGTATAGGCGCTAGGTGCGGGGCTAACGGTGACGGTAAAATCATTCACGGTTGACCCTTGCGCTTCCGTGCCGGTTACGATTACCATACCTGCGAACCCTGCGAAACTGTTTTTCAGTACCGACTTGATGAGTCTGAGATGGTCGTCGCCCTGGCTTTTCGGGTCGGTCGCCGCGGGGTTCGCCGTATTCAGGCTATTAATATAAGTCGCGGATTCAAGGGACATTATTGAAGTCTCCCGTGTAGATGTTAAAGCGTGCGTTCTGGCTTAATGCCGGGTCGGTCGTGAGCGTGGCCAGATTCTTGTTTCGGGCTTCCGAGGTTTTCGCCTCTTGCAATTCGGTGTCGTAAATGGCTTTCCACTGTGCGAGCCGCTCGTCATCTCTGATGTAAATCGCGGCTTCGACTAGGGTCGCGTACAGATACAGGCCGGGGTAGGTGTCCAGAAGATAATTGGTGTTCGTCTGCTCTAAGTTGTAGGCTTCGCGGTAACGAAACGCGAACGTGTAAGCCTGACTGAGCGGACAATCGAACGCGAGATTGCTCCCGTCTATCGTGAAATAACGCGGCTGCGAGCTGGTGGTGCTGATAAACAGCTTTTCAGGGATCCGGTAAATCAGGGCTTGTCGCGGAGTGTAAGTCGTCAGCCATAGCCCCAGGGCTTCTTTGTAACCGGACGGGAGCGCAATGGTTCTGCTTGATACCGTACCGGTTAAACTCGTTTCGGTTTCCGCTTGGCGTGAGGGGAGCAACCGATTGATTCTCGATTCCGCCAGTCGAATAAAATCCGGTATGCGGTCGGTCAAATCATCACGATGTAACCAGTCCGCGACGTTCGTCACGAGGTTTTCAAAATTGGAAAAAGACATGTAGCCTCACAAAAATGTGGGTAACTTCGGGGGTAACTCTGAAATCCAGAAAAATAATTTGCTGCTAATTCAAAGGGTTAAGCCGCCAGTTCGAATGCTGCTTACACATCCGAACTGGCTTTTTGCTGCTTTTTAAGGTGAAACGCCCGCTAAGGTTGCATCAGGTCGCGCCCATGTGATCAGGTAAGTTTCACCCGCGGTTGGGGTAATTGCACCCCCGGTTACGTTCGCGAAGGTGATCGCCACGGTATTAGCTGCGCTTACGCGGTAGCCCACAATGCCTAAGCCCGCTTGCGCGGTTGGCTTGGAGACGCCCACGATCACGTCATTGGCCCGCAAGCCGGGGACGGTGAACGTTTGCTCTGCCGTGGTGTTAATCGCCACTTCTGCCGGGGTTAGCGCAACGCTGGCAACCCCCATGCTATTTAGATTTCCGGTGATAATTCCGCTTGACATATTCGCTCCTTAGTTAGAGAGAATGCGGCTTGCGAGCTGCGGCCGGATGGTCTTGTATCCATACAGAATATCGATACGGCATGGCAGTGCGTCGGTGTTGATGTCATATTGACGCACGATCCGCACACTCAGGCCTTCGAAGTTATCGCGAGCTGCGAAGTCCACGCCTTTAGGCATGATCAAGTCAGCAGTGGCGAATGCAAACGCATCACGATGGAATGCAATCGATGGGCGGTAGACCGCAGATGCGCCGCCGAACTTGACAATAGCGCTGTTGCCTGCCATGCCCGCCGCGACCACGTTTTGGCGACCGCCGGAAGTGTAGATAGCCGGGGAGAAGTTCAAGTCACCCGCGCCGCCTGAGTAATCCGCGGTTACAACAAACTGTTGCAGTTCGCCGGTATCGGCTTTGGTTTCGGGGTGAACGCGGTAGCAACCTGCAACCGTGAAGATATCGCCCTTTTTGAAGGTATTCGCGCCGGTCTTGACGGTAACCGCGGTCGTACCGTTGGTGGTGTGGTTGCCGTTGACTGCGTAGCCGGTGGTGGCTGCGCATGTGCCCGTTGTTTGTGTTGGGACGAGCGTAGAGCGTAAGAAATCCATGCCTGCTGCCATCCCCATGCGTCCGGTCTTGTACTGCTTCTCAATCTCGGTCGAGCTTTGGAACAGCCCTTTCAATGCATCGACCAAATCCAGATTATCTTGGGTATTCAGGATACAGTAGCGGTTATCGTCTTGCGGGGTGAGGTTGTCGGTCAGTTGCTTCTCACCTTGCAGAATGGTACGCATGGTGGCGGCGGCTCCGATATTGTTCACGCCGTTATACACGTCCAACAACATGTTGAATGCGTCGGCTTCGATGTTAGCCGCGAGTACCGAGATCGCAGGATCAAGAATGCGCTTGCGGAAGTCGTCCAAGCTTAACGTGAGTTCGGCCGATGTGAACGATACATCCACGTGCTTTTGGCTTGACACGGTCAGCGATACGCTTTGCTCAGCGGTATCCTGTACCGGGCTGGACAGTGCTGCGCCGCTGGTGACGACGTACTGGTTCGGCAAGCGAATCTTTAAAGTATCACCGATCTTAGCGCCTTCTTTGGCATAGGAGCTGTCGTATTGGGTGTTAATGTTGGTGATGAAAGAAAGCTTTTGATGGAGAATGCGCAGAATTTCGCGGGTTACCATCGTCGGCGTGAGAATTGTGTTTGTGGCCATTATCGTCCTCGTGATTTAGAAAGTTGTGCGTTACGTGCTTTTATCCATTCCGCCGTTGATAAGTTGTCGTGCAGCCCGCTCTTGGCTGTACTGTTGCCGCTCACTTTCGTGACAGGCTTTACCTGTTGCGTTGGGGGTGTCTTCGGCTTGCTGGATTGTTTAATTACCTGGCTGCCGATCATCGCGGCATGAAGTACCTTGACTAATCGCGGGTCGTAGACTTGTCGCAATTCATCGCTGGTAAATCCGTATTCCTTGACGGCAAATTCGGATACCTTCTTGGCTGTTTCGGGGTTCCAGTTGGGGATATCACGCTGTAAAACTTCCTGGCCTTGAGCGTAGAGCTTGGCAACGTGTTGCTGCTGTTCGCTGGTGCGCGTCTGTTCTATCTGCGCGGTTCTTTGTGCTGCTTGGTTCTTTAAATCTTTTAACTGTTGGAACTGAAACGCGAGCTTTTGGGCTTGAACCGGGTCTTGTTCAAAAAACTGGTTCCAATCGACCTTCTCAAACTCCTTGAGGCTCGTTTCGATCGCTTTCTCTTGGGCTTTGGCTTCAACCAGTTCGCTATCCGCTTTCAGATAGCGTTCTCTGGCGGCTTCCGCCTCTTTACGCTGTTCGGCTAATTCCTGCGTCTTGCGGGTATAGTCCGAGTGCATTAAAAAAGCGCCTTTGAGCGCTTTGGGGACGGCGTATTTCTTGCCCTCGTGTTCTATCTCGTCGAGGTCATCCTCCGGTTGGCTTTCCGGCTCGCCTGAATCCGGGCTGTCCTGATCAAGCGGCTCGCCGAGTGATTCGTCTTGAGGGGCGTCGTGGGAGACTCCTGCATCATCATTTGTTGAATCTGGTAGGTTGGTCTCGATGTGTTCATCCATTCATAACTCCGTTGTTAGGTTGGTTATCTGTAGGCAATAAAAAAGCCCCTTGCGGGGCTTGTTGGGTTGTTGGTTGCGAATCCGGTGGGGGACTCGCTAATATCTGTTGAAGCGTCTGGATCACCATCGCCTGCACCTGTTCGGGCAATAGCCCGGTGCTGGCCGCTTTGAGCCGGTTCGTTTCCGCGTTGTAGGCATCAATCTCGAGCTTTTTCGCGTCTATCGTCTTGTCTTGCTGTACCTGCTGGAGTTGGGTCTGCAATTGGCCGATAGCCTGTTGCGCCTGCTGTTGCAGCATCATGAGCTGCTGTTGTAGGGCTTGCGTCTCAGGGTTCACGCCTTGCAATTGTGGCGGGAGCATGGCTTTAAACCGTTCGGCGATCTCGTCTGCGCCCGGCCAATCCAGGTTTTTAGCGAGCAAGTCCATCATGACTTGAGCGGCGGCAGGATACGCTCTGATGAGTTCGGTCATCTGCACCGCGGCTTCTTCGCGCTTGGTATTAAAGCCTGGCCCGGTGTCGACTACGACGTCATAGCGGCCCGTGGTGAGGTCGTAGACTTTATCTAGCGCTTGCTGCGTTTGGCCGGCTTCTTGGCCGGTTTGGGTGTTGGGTACAGCGGCGGGTATGCTTTGGTTAACTGGTACATTTTTACTTTCTCCGTCTTCGCCAACGATTCGTAATATTCGTGGGCCGTTGTATACATGGGGTATGAGGTCGATAACAACTCTTCCGAGATGTCGGATAGCTCGTGAAAGATTGTCGATGAAGTGGAACGTGCTAGTGTCGCTCTCGCGCTGTCTGGCAAGAATCGCTCGCCCTGATGTTTCATTGCTCTGTTTTCCTAGTGAGGCATCGAACATGCCTAGAATAGATTTAATGTCGTCATTAGCCGCAAGCGCTTCCTGCATCGCGCCGATCGCTGCGCCTGACTCTAATGGTTGTCGGGTGGGTGGGGTGGGCCCGTCGTATTCGACAAAGGGGTGACTTTGGGTGTTGATCGTGGCCCATTTACGCGCGTCAGTGTCAAAGGCCCCTTGCGGGCCAATAAAGGGCACTCTTGGGGATAGCGCGACCAGTTCAGTGCTGGCGGTGCGCCAGTAGTTGCGCATGCGCATCGCGTCTTTGACATCGCGAATCATGCTGCGGAAATAGCGCTTGCCCTCTAAATTGACCTCTTCGCCGTAAACCGGAATAATCGGGATATAGATTCCCGGCCACTTGTTTTCTTCAAGGATTTCTGCCCCCGTGACAATGCGCTGTACGACCTTCCAGCTTTTGACCTCGCGCTCGCCGGTTACGCTTAAGCCCAGGAGGTCGAATAGCTCGCGTTTTTCTTTGTATTGCTTCGCGTCGATAATCTGGCCGCCGGTCAGTTGCACGATCTTGCGGCTAACCTCTTCGCGCTTCCACCATTCCGCGACTTGGATGGTTTCCTGCTCTAGCCAGGGGGCTTGCATGTGCTGGCTGTTATAGCCCAGCTCATCCCAATCAACCGGTTCTGCGCCCTTGTATTTGCGCTTGAATAGATTCTTGTCCATGCGATCCACAATGAACGCGCGCATCCAGTCGGATGAGTCGGCGGATTCGCTAAGCGGATCACCGTATACCGAAAAGATATTCGCGACGCGCTCGATCATGATATCGAGATCAAACGAGTCATCATGCGTATAGTCCACGCCCACGCGCAAATAGCCAATGCCGCATGTGACCGCGTTATCGACTGCCGTATCGTAAGCGACGTCCGCGTTTGAGATATATTCGATATTGCGGATCAATCCGCTTAGGATTTCTGCGGTTTCCGGGTCGCCATTGTCGTCTACCGGCTTCACTTTAATCGCGGGCTTGTTCTGGCGGCTGTCATTCACGACTTGCCGGATAAACGAGGGCAGCGTATTTAATGTGAGGCAAGGCTTACCTTCCAGTTGCCGCTGCTGTCTGATGTTGGCGGGCCACTGTTCACCCAATCGCGCGAAGCGGATATCGTCCAAGGCTTCTTGTCGGTTGTCGGCTTCCGCCTCATAACATTCCTCGTACTCTTCCAAGGCGGTGCGGATCAGTTCCGCCTCATCCTTTGCGTCCTTAATATCTTCTGCCATTAGCTCATCCATCCGCCCGCAACGTCGGCGTATTCGTGTCGTGGTATTCTGTTAGGGGTTCTGCTCATAAGTCTCTCTGCGACGCAGGCCATGAGGCCGAATGCGTCCGACCCGTGGCTTGAAAAATCATGTTCTGGCCCAAGCCCAATGTTGCGCGTTTCGTCTATCTTTTCGTGATACCAGCCTAGCGCCTCGCGCCCGCCTTCCGTGGTTGATTCATTGAACCAGCAATACGGTAAAAAGCGCCTCACGGCTTCGATTCGTATAGACGCGGCTCCGCGTCCCTGATTCGGTTCTACCGATACCTTAAAACCTGCTTTCTTAAAAGCGGATTCATACGAGTTCGCGTACACCTTGTCATGCTGCGCCCCGTCGTGCGGTAGCCAGATTTGTGCGCGGCTCTCGGTGTAACCGCTCTTGCGTAGCCAGTTCAAATGCTCGCCGATTTCCTGCCCAACGGCTTCATAGTAATTAAGTACCCTGATCTCTTTTCCAATGATTTGCACCGCCCACATCGCGAACGCGTCCGACCTTGCCCCGGTTCCGCCGATGTCACAGAAGACATGAACCGTTAAGAGGGGGTCTGTAGGGACGCGGGTAATTCTGCCCTCTTGCTTGGCTTGTATGAGTTGCTTGCTGAAATACGCACCGCTGTTCACGGATATGTAATCGCCTTCCCAGATATGCGCGTATTGATCCGGTCGGTGAATCAGATCACGTTCCATCTCTCTGCGTAGTCTGTCCGGGAATTTTTTATTATCTGTATGGTTGAGCTGTACGACCTTAATCATGGGATCGTTCACGTACCGAAAACGGCTTTCCACGGCTGCATTCTTGCGCTTGGGGTTCCAGGTGACCCATAACTCCGCATTCCAGTCTGATCCCTCTTCGCGCAATGTAGGCCCTAATATGTTCCAGGCTTCATCGGTCACGGGTTCGGCTTCATCGACCCAACAGATCAATATGCGGCCTTTCGACTTGACGCTGTTAATGTTGCGATCGAGGCCTGCAAACGAGAACCAGATTAGCCCGTCTTTGGACTTGATGTACTTCTCGCCAATGTCGTAATAGTCCTTAAGGAACCACTCTTCTTCAATCGCGCGTTTGCACTCTTCTAGAGATGAGTCGTCCAAGCTGTTCATGAATTGCCGAGCGCAAAGGAGCTGCCCGCTGATGTTCTGTCTACCGTAGACCATGCCGCGCACCGCGATCATTTTGGCGAAGGTTCGCGTCTTGCCTGACCCCCGACCGCCATACGCGCCGCGCACATCGGCACGGCCTCTAAAGACCGGGATCAGCTTGTCAGGTAGATGAACTCTGGTCGTCGTCATCGCGGGTTAGTGCCCCCAGCCTTCATTCAGCATCATTAAAGCCTACTAGCTCAATCTTGGTGACTTGCACGGGGTTGCCGGGTTGGCCGCCCAGGTTGACGTCTTTGGGCAGTATCTTGCCGATGAGTTGCATGAACGCGGCGGGGTTCTCGCGGGCCTGCTGTGCGAGGTAAGCTTGACCGCCAACATCTTGCAATGCGCCCTCGATCATCTCTTTAATAGCTTTGGTTGCTTTGTTGGGGACGCCTTTTCGTGTCTTGCCCTTGAGGTTCGCGAGTTTGGCACTTTTAGCCACTTGTTCGGTACTATTCGGCACTTTTCCTATTGACTCTTTTAAAAATTACAGATTAAAAGCTCGCTGCTCGGTTTTGTCTCTCTCGCCCCGTTGAAATTGTAGAACGTGGTAATCTGCTTCATGTCGAAGCCGTTAAACGCTTCTCTCATTTCGGGGATATCGTTCACTGATATAACCATCTTGCCTTTTATGGTCTTAGCGGTTTGAGCCAACTTTGTATATTGCTCTAGTCCGAAATCGACCCCGTAGCCTTCAGTTCCATAGTAGGGAGGGTCGCAATAAAACAGCGTATGTTCGCGGTCATATCTGGATACGCATTTCGTCCAGTCCAGTCTCTCGATATAAGTTCTAGCTAGCCTCGACTTCGCCGCGGTTAGGTCTTTCTCGATAGTGAAAGGATCAAGCGGTGACTGCCGGTGGTTTTGTGGACTAAATCGGGGGTTGGTTACCGCTCCCCCGAATGTCAACCTTTGCAGGTAATAGAACCGAGCGGCTCGTTGAATATCCGTTAAGCTTTCCGCTGGGGTATGTTTTAGTCCCTCGTATGTTTCGCGGCTGGTTATCGTCCAGTCAAACTGTTTTAAGAACTCCCCTAGGTGGTATTTAACAACCCGGTACAGGTTGACTATCTCGCCGTTGGTGTCGTTTATGATTTCCGACTTGGCAGGGGGCTTCATAAAAAATAATGCTGCTGCTCCGCAAAACGGTTCTACATAACACTCATGATCAGGGAACAGGGGTAGTATGTGCTTAGCTAATTTACGCTTGCCGCCGATCCACGAAACTATGGGTTTTGCCGTCATTAAATAATTGGTAATTCACTTACCCCAACAATAATGGGATCGATCAAATCGAGTTTGACGTTGCGCGTTCCTATGGTCACTTGATAGCTACTGGCCAACAGCTCGTCACCTGAAAACGTAACGGTGTATTGGCCCGCTGGTAGCTCGAACTCATAACCCCCAGCGATACCCGTGTGGGTGGTTGTGGTTGCGCCGGTGGTGTTGTTTCTTGCGCTGACGGTAACGCCTGCAAGCGCCTCGTTGATATCGTAAAAGCGGTCATTGTCTTTATCGTCGAATGCGACGCCCGTTAAGAAGGGTTTTGATGCTGTTTTTGCAAAATCTTCTGTTACGACTGCGCTGTTGAAACCTTTAAATTGCCCGACCTCGAAGCCAATGCCGATTTCCTTGAAGTTATTATTTAGGATGTTGGCGCGGTGGCCGCTGGAGTTCATGAGGTTGGTGTGAAGTTTCAATACTTCATCGGCCCAACCACTAGGGTTTCTCGTACTCATCCACGCAATATTCTCGCCCCATGACCAGGAGCCGCTAAACACATAGCCCGCGTCCTTCATGCGAGTGCCGGGGCTGGAACCATTCACGCCGGTATGCGAGAAGATTTCCCGGTCGATCATCCAGTCCGTATGGTTCTCGGCTGCGTTGTTTAAATTGCTGTCAAACGCAAGCGGTTGCGCCCCTGCCTTTTTGCGATCCGCGTTAATGAGTTCCAACAGGTATTGCTCGTATACGCTGGCTTGAGACATAACGCACTCCAAAAAGGAAAAGCCCGCTTAGCTAGGGAGAGCTAAACGGGCTTGAGAGGGAATCAACTATGGCTAGTAGTGAAATACGCAGTCAGTAATACGTATTTAGCATAATTATGAGGGGTTACTCCGAGCTTGTAAAATTACTACGCAAATGAAAAAGCCCCTTTCGGGGCTTGGTTATTTTGCTTCTGTTCTTATCATCTTTATTTTGCCGGTTCCAGAACAGGTTTGACCGTTCACGTATTTGTAAACTTTCCACACTTCTAAGTTGCTATTTGTGTAGTGAATCTCTGCGCCGAGGTAATCTTCTGCGGCTGCGTGGATAAGTTTGTTTCTCAAAGGTAACTCGTTGTTTTCTGTTCCTGTTGTCTCTACTTTCGCTGCGGGTACTTTAACTATCCAGTTGTACATTTTCGTTTCCTTTCATGCATCGTTGATCATGTGACCATTATACATGAATGTATTACAAATGCAATACCTTTTAGTAAATATTTTTACGCTGTCATTTCCTCTGGTTTCTCCAGCTCAACATTCAGTGATTGCGATAGCCGCTTGTAAGCATCTTTTAGCCAATGGCAATACGCGCTTTTCTTCATGCCAAAGAGGTCGGCGCGTTGGGTTAAGGGTTCGGTGGTCATGACTAGATATTCGTGCCTGATCAACATCTGGTGGAGCGTAGGGAGGTCTTCGACTGCATTGTTGACTTCCTGGCAGGCGGCGTCAATGATGGGGCTGTATAGGGGGCTTCCCGAAGGGAGTAAGGCGAGAAAGCTGGCCTTGTTTTTATAGCCGAGATGCTCCCCGCTTTTGAGCTTCCAGCGTGCCCAGTGGGCCAGTCGTGTTTCGATTGTGCAGATATGTGCGGTCATCTTGTCGAGAATGGCGGTTAAGATGCCCGCATGATAATGGAATGTTACAGGGGGGTAAAATTACACCAATAAAAAAGCCCCTACCAAGGGGCTTGGTGGGTTAGACCAGGCTCAACTCTCTTTCGTAGAATGAATCTTTGAACATCATCCCCGGCAGTCATATTTGACCGTTACTTTGGTCAGGTATTTACCTTTACGGCTTGAGAGAACTTCACCTAACCATTTCTGAGTGGGGTACGCTGTTGGGCTAACTACTACTTTGTCGCCTTTTTTAAAGTTCTTTTCCATTTGTCTTTCCTTTCATGTATCGTTGATCATGTGACCATTATACATGAATGTATTACAAATGCAATACCTTTTTGAAAATATTTTTACGCTGTCATCCCGACTCGCGTCTGGTGTTCCAGCCCCCGGCTGATATCTGACAGTTGATCACAATAGCAAAAATGAGTCGTGACGATCCTGGCCTTTTCCATAAGTGCAATCATCCATTCGATATCCTGGCTCGTGACTTCTGCACCCAGGTACATGGTTACCGCCATTGCTACGTCATTCAGATTCCCTTTCATCTCTGCTATTTCTCCCTAAATAGTGTAAAAACATTAAACAACAAGTCGCATGCGCCAAATGGCTTAAATTGCTTTCAGAATCGTTTTCCAGCCCCTTTTGATACGCAAGCAAGTGTCGGTAGGCTGCCGATAAATAACGCTGTTGTGCGTTGTCTACGTGCTTCCAGTTGTCCGGTGTATATTTAGTTGCGCCGAAGGTTAAGACTTCTGCGACCTCCAGTAGCCAGCTGGGGTCAATCAGTGAAACCATTGGCTTGCTTCCGTCGTGTTTGACGCCTGCCGCGCGGGTGAGTACGAGACTTGCCCGTTGGGTTAACACTTCAATCAATTTATCGTCTGCCATAGTCGATTCCATATGTATTAAGAAAAATCCCGCCGGGGGGCGCACCATGCGCCAACAAAGTTTAGTGTCAGGCCCTTACCCCTTTACTAACCCAAATAATGCACCGGCCTCCTTTCATAAAAATAGTACAGGTTAAATCCCGGCGGGGTCTTTTTGTTCTAGTTTACCGATCTAATCTTGTATGTTTCGGGGTCGGCTATTTCTCTGGCGTGGTCGAATAACGCGCACGCTAAGATTTGAGCTTCCGTCAAGTTATCTTTCTCTAACACGGGTTCAAAGATGGCATCCATTGTTATGCTGGGTTCCTTGTTCGTGTCTTCAATCGTGATCGTTACTTTTGCCATGCTTCAATCCTTTATTCAATGTTTGCACTATCCAGTTCGATAGGGTCATTCCGTTTTTAGCGGCTTGGGTTTCCCAGGCGGCTTTATCTTTTTCCCGAACGCGCAACGTGACGGCAGCGCTTTTTAAATTTTCCGGTGGGAGGGTTTTTGATCTCGTATTCATGGAAAACAGAATAATACAAAAGTTTTACTTTTGCAATACTCTTTTTAAGATTTATTTTTGGGGTTTGTTTTTAGGTTCGGGGGAAGGTGACATCCCTACCTAGGGAGCCATTGTTGGAGGTAGCTACGCCACGGGCACCGCAGCTATGCGGAGGTGCCCGATGGTGTGTAACACCTCTCCTGTGTATGCTCCGTTTGCGTAGGAACGAAGCATACCAGGCTCCACTAGGAATGTCAAGCTTTTTACCAAAGAATGTTT